AAGTTAGACCATGGTTCAAAGACAAAAGCATGGAAGACATGGGCAGAAAATATTGGAAAAAGAAAAGTTATATTTTCCAAGGTTTTGTTGTTACAAATCCACTAGGTGAAGATTCAACACCAGAGAATCCAATTAGAAGATTTATAATTGGTCCTCAAATATTCAATATTATTAGATCGGCACTACTTGATCCAGAAATGGAAGAGTTGCCAACTGATAGTGTAAAAGGTGTTGACTTTAGAATTAATAAAACAACTAAAGGTGGATACGCTGACTACTCAACATCAAAATGGTCAAGAAGAGAAAGAGCACTAGACGAAGCAGAAAGAAGTGCTGTTGATAAGTTTGGATTACACAATCTAAACGACTTCAGACCAAAAGAACCTACAGAAGCAGAAGTTAAAATAATTAAGGAATTATTTGAAAAATCTGTGGACGGTGAGGCTTATGATCTTGAGAAGTATGGACAATACTTTAGACCGTCTGGTATGGGTTATCAGAACAAAGTATCAGTACCAACAGCAGATAGACCTGCTCCAGTAGAAAAAACTGCTGATCCGGTAAATGCTGAAGTAAAAGAAACTGCTCCAGTATCTCAACCAGCGGCAGAAACTACTCCAACAGCACAACCGACAAATGGTGATAGTGCCAAAAGAGCAGAGGATATTTTGAAACTTATTAGATCAAGACAAGCAAAATAAATCTGACATTTACCAAGGCCTTGATATTGACTATTGAGGCCTTGTGTAATATAATAAAGGAAAGATTATGACAAAAGTATTTGACGCAACAAAATTTAGAAAGAGCATTACAAAATCAATATCCGGATTAGGAATCGGATTTAGCGATCCTACCGATTGGATATCAACAGGAAATTACGCACTCAATTATTTAATGACAAGTGATTTTAAAAAAGGAATTCCATTAGGCAAAGTGACTGTACTTGCAGGAGAATCAGGAGCAGGTAAAAGTTACATAGCATCAGGAAACATTATTAAAAATGCACAAGAGCAGGGTATTTTTGTAATACTGATTGATACAGAAAACGCATTAGATGAACAATGGCTACAGGCATTGAAAGTGGATACATCAGAAGATAAACTTTTAAAATTAAGTATGTCAATGGTTGATGATGTAGCAAAAACTGTATCGGAGTTTATGAAAGGTTACAAAGAGCAACACGCAGACAACAAAGAAGGTGCACCTAAAGTGCTATTTGTTATAGACAGTCTGGGCATGATGCTTACTCCAACCGATGTAAACCAATTTGAAGCGGGTGACATGAAAGGTGACCTAGGTAGAAAACCTAAGGCTTTGACCGCACTTGTAAGAAATTGTGTGAACATGTTTGGAAGTTGGAATGTAGGACTTATTGCAACCAACCACACTTATGCATCACAAGATATGTTTGATCCAGATGACAAGATATCAGGAGGACAAGGATTTATCTATGCATCAAGTATTGTAGTTGCGATGAAAAAACTTAAATTAAAAGAAGATGAAAAAGGAAATAAAATATCAGATGTAAGAGGTATTAGAGCCGCTTGTAAAGTTATGAAAACAAGATATGCTAAACCTTTTGAGGGTGTGCAAGTTAAAATACCTTATGATACTGGTATGGATCCTTATAGCGGACTTGTTGATCTATTTGAGAAAAAAGGTATATTAGTACAGCAAGGAAATAGATTAAAATACATAGACCCCTCTGGTAAAGAACACATTGAATTCAGAAAAGCCTGGGTTGGACCCAAATTGGATATGCTTATGGATGATTTTGATAAATTATCTACAGCATCATCACAAGATGATCCAACCGAGGCTGAATAATGATTGATATGACACACGAAGATATTGAACGTTTATGGAATTCAATAGTTCATTACATTCCTGAGAGACAAAAAACTGATGCCGCTATAGACTTTATAAGATCTTTACTTGATATTGATATCGAAGAAGATGAAATTAAAGCGACAGCAGAATATGATCCCAAATTAGAAGAGGCGATTAATATTGTTTTTGAAGAAGATGATGATGAAGAACAATATGACGATCGATACGAAGATGAATAATTGGTATAGTGAAGTAGCAAGAAATTTAAGTAAAATACCAGATTGTATCAATTATTTTGATACAGAATTGCAACAAGCAAGAAAAGAAGTTAGAATATACGGCAATCTTGAAAAGGCATCAGCGTCTTTGCCTGGAATAGTTGAACACAGATTTAGCCAATTACAACAAATAGAAGCAATACTTGAATATCTTAACATCGAATTGAGAAGAACAAGATCCAAATCATTCAAAAAATTTTTAGAAAACTATAACAGAGCATTATCTAGCAGAGATGCTGAGAAGTATGTTGACGGAGAACAAGACGTTGTTGACATGGATAAAATAATAAACGAATTTGCACTTTTAAGAAATCAATGGCTAGGCATAACCAAAGGACTTGATCAGAAGCAATGGCAGATTACAAACATTGTAAAACTGCGAGTAGCAGGTATGGAAGATGCCTCGATCAAATAGAATAATACTTACAGATGTAGACGGCGTACTGTTGGAGTGGGAGAATCATTTCACAGAATGGATGCTAAAACGTTCCTATTATAATGATCAAGAAGAAAGAGTGTATCCATATAAACTGTTACCAAATAAGCAAAATACCTACGAAATGGCAGAAAGATTTGGTCTCACTATTCCCGAAATTCGAAAAGAAATAAGAGAATTCAATAAAAGTGCTTGGATGGGTACACAACAACCAATGCTCGAATCACAAACTTGGGTTAAACTATTGGCCGCAGAAGGATGGACATTTATACCTATTACATCACAGACATCAGATATACCAGCACAATTATTACGGAAAAAAAGATTGACCGAATTGTTTGGTGAAGTATTTTACAATTATCACATATTAGATACAGGACAAGACAAAGACAGTGCATTAGCGGAGTTTCACAATACCGGACTGTATTGGGTAGAGGACAAGCCTAAAAACGCACTAGCAGGCCTTAATTACGGTCTAAAGCCTATTTTAATTAGCCACGAATACAATAAAGATTTTAGCCATAAGGACATTAAGCGAGTAAATAATTGGAAAGATATACACGCAATGATCCATGGAAAAAGCATCTAAATTTTGTATCGCACCATTTACTTCTGTAAGGATAGGAACACGAGGCTATATTTCTCCTTGTTGTCGTCTAGAAAAAAAATACACAGAATATCACGATAAAAAGCGAGAGTCTGCTAAAGACGGTATTGCCAAATACCACACTTCGGACTACATGAATTATCTACGCAAAAAGTTTTTAAACGACGAGCGACCAGCAGAATGCAGGATATGTTGGCTACACGAAGCACAAGGCTATCAAAGTTTTAGAATGGAAGCGAACAGATTGCACAAAATCTTGTTTCAAAAAGATTATGAAAGATATCTAAAATTATTGAAAAAAGACAATTTACAAAAACCTTCAGAAGTAAGTTTAGAACTTACAAATTTATGCAACCTAAAATGTATGATGTGCAGTGGAACAAGCAGTTCGCAATTATTGAAAGAAAATCATAAATTAGGATTTGAATTAGATATGAATCAAAAAGATTTTGATTGGCGTACCAGTACTAAAATGAAAATTATACAGGAAATAGTTGATAATGAAAATTTAGAAATTTTAAATTTATCCGGTGGTGAAACATTTATGATCCCAGAAATATTCCATCTTTTAAAAAAATTAAAAGGCAGAGATGTAAAAGTATTATGCACAACGAATGCAACACAATATAATAAAAAAATAGTTGATACCTTGCAAGGTTTAAAAAATTTACATCTAATGTTCTCTATTGAATCTACCGGAAAGCAAAATGACTACCTAAGATTTCCTAGTAATTGGGATAATGTACAAAGCAACGTTAAAAATTTAATGAAAGATCTGCCAAACGCCACATTAAACATTAATTGTGTAATACAAAATTTAAATCTTTTGTATGCTGATCAATTGGTAGACTTTGCATTTGAAAATAAAATTTATTTACGTTTTGATATAATAGATTATCCTCACTATTTAAAATTAACTAATTTACCATTATCTGTACTAGAAAAAAGTTATGAAAAATTAAATAAACTGCCCCAAGAAAAACTTCTACATACCGAAAACATAAAGACATTGATGAACAACCTACGTCTGCACATTAAAAATTACAAACTTAATAATAAATTGTATCAAGAACTTAAAACCACAATAATAACACGAGACAAACATAGGAAAATAAGTATTTTTAATTATATGCCTGAATTGGCTAAGGAATTATTTGCATGAAAATTTATGTAGGACACGACAGCAGAGAAGATATAGCATATCAAGTCTGTGAACACAGCATAAAAAGAAGAGATCCATCCGCAGAGGTAATACCATTAAAACAGAAACAGATGCGAGATCAGGGACTTTACACTAGACCGGTAGACAAACTTGCATCTACAGAATTTACCTTTACAAGATTTTTTGTCCCATACATGAATGATTTTAAAGGCTGGGCAGTGTTCTGCGATTGTGACTTTCTCTGGAAAATACCATCGCACGAATTAACAAAATATTGCGATCCATCAAAAGCAGTGGTGGTTGTGCAACATGACTACACACCAAAAGAAACTACCAAGATGGACGGACAAACACAAACAGTTTATCCAAGAAAGAATTGGTCAAGTATGGTTTTATGGAATTGCGAACATCCAAAAAATAAAATACTTACTCCAGAATTACTTAATGAAGAATCTCCAAAATTTTTACATCGGTTCAGTTGGCTAGATGACAATGAAATAGGTTCTTTGCCTTTGGAATATAATTGGTTAGTTGGTTGGTATAAAGAACCAAAAGATGGTGCTCCTAAAATATTG